AAAAGATTGCAGCCGTATTACCAGCACCAGGGAGACCTTGCCTGTTGATCTCTTTATTAAGGGCTTCCATTGAGTCAAATAGACGTACTGTCTGACCCATCGCCTTCGCAAGCTCTAGTGCAGCTTGGACGTCCTGAATACCATTTTCAAACTCACCGCCCTTTTTGCCAACTTGGTAAGCTGGACGATGACGGGCTATTGCTTGCTTAATACGCCCGAGCGTTGTGAGGGATAGAGGGCCGCGAGGCTGGGATCCTGTTGTGTCTCCGCTGCCAGCTGGGCTTTCAGTTCCTCTTGAGAGGGCTGGGAAGAGGGCTGGCTCTCCGCTAGGGGCATCAAGGGTGCGTCCATCGGGAACTGTTGGACCTTGCTGTAGTTCCGCATTAGCTGTTCGAATTTGCTTCCCATGTTCTTTTGCCTTTTCTGCTAGTGCATCTAGGTTGACGCCTTCACGTGTATACCAAGGTGCATTTCCGCTTTCAGTTACCTTGAACTTGGTTGGTACAACTTTGTTCTTTGGCTTCTTGATGTCCTCTAGGAACTTCTGGAAGTCAGGAACGGTAAACTTGAACTCACCATGACCAGGTACTTCATATGTAAACATTGGCACGCCGTTTTCAACACCGTAGCGTGCACCATAGGCATATGCACCATATTCACCTTCTTTGGCTGTTACCCCTTCGAGCGGGTTTGGGTCACCTTTTGCACGTTTCAGTATTGCGTCAATTGTACCGTGAGATGCCTCTTGCTGAGACGATGCTACCCAGGTTTCCCAGTGGTATCGTCCCACAGATGCTGCATCTGGTCGACCTACGTCGCTATAGATTTGCGATAGGCGGTTCTGTAGTGACTTCTCCATTGCTTCGTAGACAAGAAGCCCACGTGCACCATATGTCAGGCTAGACAGGGCAGATCCTGTGACAGGTTTGCCATCTGATTTGTATCCGTCATACAAGTTAATACCTGAGAAACGCCCGTCGTTCCACATTTGACGCATCTGTACGCGGTCTAGAACCATAACGTCGTCATAGCCAGCAACTAGAAGTGTAAAAGACACAACCTTGTTGTCGATACCGACGCCCTCACCCATACGTAAGAACTCACGACGGACTTCTTTACCTGTGGTGTTAGGATCTGACATCATGTCATGGATTACCTGAAGGCGGGAACGTCCATCGCCCTTACCAGCGTCCTGAGACATCTTCATTAAGAAGGTATTACCAAACGCATTTAGGTTGTGAGTGGCACCCGCACCTGGTTGGCCTGAGCCTTTTGGCGCAGCTGACTTAGCCCACTTCTCGTAGTCTTTGATGTTGTCAGTAAGTGACCCACGGTTAGACTTACCAGCCGCCATGCGGATCCATTCTTCGATACCGTTGAAGGAGTCCATAAAGAGACCTTCTTGAGTGTACGGGCTTACGCCGCGCGATAGGAATGACCACAAGAACAAACGCCCTGTGTCTTCAATACCAATTTCACCATTTGTGTATGCTTGACGAAACTCGGCTGCATTACGGAAACCGTGATCGGCATCTGCAATTTGCCCTGGTGTCAATGTAGACAGTAGTTCTTGTGCACCGCCGTTGTTCAAGTCTTCGATGAACCCATGTGGCTGCACTGGCACGTCTTTTGTCGCCATTGCGTCACCCAACATGGATGCCCATGCTTCAGATGACCCTGCGGGATCTTCATGACGCGCTAGTACCTCATCGATGCCGTCAATCTGGCGTGATGCGTTCTTATTGTTTGTGCCAGCGAGGACTAAAGGTTTACCTTCACGCGTAGTAGGTGCCTCAACACGTAGGTGCGGCAGTAGGCCATGATTAGTCTGGCCTTCAGGTGCCTTTATCTGTTGGTGAACAACAGGTGTAGGAGCCGATAGAGCCGCTGTCTGTACCGTAGTAGGCGCAGGGATGTCTGGATTGATCGCCTGATCAAACTCAGGCATCGCGGGTGGTGTACGGTTAGCCTGTTGACGTGTCACACGATCCACATACGGTTTCACGTACGCATCAATGGCTTCCTGGGGTACACCAGCCTCTTCTAGCTTCTGCACTTGTTCCTGTGCGGCTGCTACTGGGTCTGAGCCTAGGTTGTTCGCTAGAACATCCAGAGATGTAATCAGACGTCCCTTTTGTACACGGTTCAACTCAGGATCTGTAGTAACACCCTCGACTAACTCAGCGTTCATCGCCTGGTTGGCCTCGATGCCACGGTTGTAGTTTTCCTGGGTTGTGAACTGTGGGCCAAACGTCTGAGCTTGCACTGGGTTGGCTTCAGTCGTGCTGATGGCTGGCGGCTGGCCTGGTGCAACTGGGTCTGCCAGCATTGGGTTGCTCAATGAGTTCGGTGGGCGAACCATTGGGACATACTCTGGGTTCTCTTGTTGGAACTGACGTACCGCACGGATCAGTGGACTTAGATCCTCAATACGACCACCTGTGGCAACACTCTGCTCATACTCTTGGATCGCACGGGTCAGCGCAGGGTTGTCATTGCGTCCCTTCAGTACACGTAAGATACGGGCGACACCATCACGTGACAGCCCTGTGGCATCTTCCATAGTGAACTGTGGACTGCCTGGAGTTGCAGGGGCGTCCTGTTGTGCCAGCTGTAGGTTCAACTCACGCTGCTCTGCCTCACGTGCAGTGCGTAGTGCCTCTTCACGCTGCTTTGCGTCTTCATCGGCCTTCAGCTGCGCTGCGGCTGAATCACGTAATGACGGTGCAGTAGGTTGCTGTAGACCAGGAGTTTCTACGTTGCGACGTACAAACTTGTCGATCTGACTGTAATTGCCTGTTAGTTTGTCAATTGCTCGACCACCCTGCGAGGCTGCTGCCTGGCCCAAGAGGCTAAGACCACCAGTTTGAAGGGCTGCACCACCAGTTAACAGTGGACGTAATAGGCGTTCCGTGGCGACAGCACCTTTATCGTAACCAACCTTGCTTCCAAAGATGGAAAACTGGTCTGTGAATGCTGAAAGACCGCCCTGGTAACCACTGTTGTGCAACTCAGTTAGCTGATTCAACTGTAGGATCAAATTGACGGCTTCTTGGCCTTCTCTTGTGTCCCCTGCTAGTGATATCAGAGCGTCTAGCTCCTGTTTACCGACAAGATTCTTGGTTTTGTTACGGCCTTCACGATATGCAGCCTGAGCAAGGATCTTTTCTGACACACTTTCAAACGTATCTGCCTGGTTTGGCTTCACGCGGGACTTCATGTCAGCAAATCGCTGCTTTAATGCTTCGGTAAGCTGTACGTGGGCTGTGTCAACGACAGCACGGGCACCTGTAGCCGACGTTTTGTCGACGTCTTTCAGGTTCCAATCAGGGTTTGCGTCTGTGATAGCTTTAAATGTACGCGCTAGGTCGCCAGCTGCCTGTCTTTGTGTGTCATTTAGGATGTCTGGGTCTTTAAGTGTGCCATTCTTAGTGTATAGAATAGCGGCTTCGCCTGGTGTTGTAGCAAGTTCTGCTACGGCCTCTAGTGCAACTTCTTTGGCTGACGTGATTTCACCATCTAGGGCAACCTGTGATGCAGCCTCACCCGCACCACCTGTGAAAGCCTGTTTACCACCTTGCAGTAGTATACCACCGCCACCTTTCATGCCGATAGCTTCAAATGCACTAATGATGGCTGCTTTTGTCAGACCACGTTTCTGGGCTTCAGCCATAATGTTGCCATTGTCGATGGCCTCACGGATAGCCTGGGGATCTGACACATCGATGTCTTGGTCACGTAGGAAACTCATGACCTCACCACCGTATTCACGAGGTGTTGATGCAGCAATCATGATACCCGCGCCCAACAGTGGGTTACCTGTTACGACAGATGTACCTATACCAGCTGCCATTGCTGGACCAGTCTCGGCTGCGGTCTCACCAATGAACGCAAGTGCAGCCATAGGATCTTTGAATGACTTACGCGCCCAATCCATGACGCCCTCGGCATCCTGGAAGTCCTGTGCTCCGCGCTGGGCTGTTGGGGACATTGGAAGTGCGACACGGTCAGCCTCAAGTTCTGACGCACGTGTAAGGGCATCCTGGCCTGTCTCACGTACAGTATCAAACTTACCGCCTGGTGCACGGTAGTCGGACTTTGCAGCCTCTGCACCGCCGACCATCGCTTTTAACTTAGCTACATTCTGTGGCCCTAGGTCAAAGTCACGGTCTAGACTATCAAACCAGCGATTAAGTTCTTCTTCGTTTCTTACACTACCTAAAGCTCGGAGTGTACCATCGCGCTCCATCATTGCTAGAGCATCCTTAGGTACAACAATGCCTAAAGCACGTTTGATTGTCGTCAATCTATCGACATCCATGCTTTCCAAGGTGTTTGCAGCGTTGGTTGCAATACCCGCTTGAATACCCTGCTTTGTACCAATGACACCACGCTGGAAAGCGCGACTGACACCAGTGCCTGGGGGATTTACTGGGGCTTGTGCTTGGCGAGGCCCTGCGGCTTGTAGCATCTGGAAAGCCCGAGCGACTTTGTCAAACTCTGGGGTACCCTTCTTGTCCTTGTTTTGGACAAGCCAGTTTGCATAGGCTGTCAAGTTATCTTGAGCCATAGAGAACCTCTAAATGTAGGAAGTATTAGGTGCCGTCAGGCGTGGTACTGTCGTTGATCACTTCATTAGCTTCATCGATCACTGACTGATCGACTGTACTTGTGTTTGGATCAGCTAAGTCAGCATCGAGAGGTGCATCAGGATCAACCTGAATACCATTCTGAAGTCTATTGAGGATCTTCTTCTGTAGTAGCAGCTGACGGTCCAACCATGCTTTCCAGACAACGTCGTTACTGTCTAGGGTCGGAGCCTGTGATGCAAATAGTTGCATTTCGGCATTAGAGATAGCACCCTTGGTTTGGGCTACACGCTGCATAACGCTGTCTAGACGTACTTCCTGCAAGAATAGACGTTTTGCTTCGTCCTCGTTGCCGACAGCGCGTCCTGTCAGGCGACTTGCAATAGCTGCCCAGTTAAAACCAGTCAAACTACTGTCTGGGTCCTGTGTGAACATGTCGCGAGCAGACTGAAGTTTAGCAATAGCTGAACGGACCTCACCAATGGCCTCTGGATCCCCAGATCCACCAACAGAGCCGCCTGAGTTCATCTTACGCATCAGATCCTGACGACGCTGGTCTTCCAGCATCCGCGCCTGTTCAATTTGCATACGCTCCATGTCAGCCTGGCGGTTGTAGTCCTGGATGTCGCCGTAGGTACTACCCATGGCATTTAAGACACCTAGTGCGCCATTGTTTGCAGACTGACCAAGACCAGATGTTCCAACGCGGATCAATGCCTCGTTCATACCAATACGATTATCTGGGATCATAGGCATACGAGAGGATCCACGCGCGTTACCTGTAGCGCCTTGGAGAACTGGTTGAGACTGGGGCTGACCCTGTGATAATACAGGTTGCCCTGGGGCAGCTGGGGTGCGCCCTAGTAGCATATCGATAATATTAGCCATTACTTAAAGAACCCCCCAATGAAATTGCCGATCTGGGGACCATAGTCACCACCAAATCCAAAGCCAGCTTTAGCACCGGCAAGTGTTTCCATCATTGGATTGACTTTGTTGGCCTCGTAGTTCCCTTTGATCTGGTTGCCAGTCAGGAAGCCCATGTAGTCTTTACCAAGGTTGTAGTCATAGTTGTTCAAGTAATCGAACTGTGCACGATCAGCGTCTAATGCAGCCTGATCGTAACCCTGTTGATTAGCACCAGCACCTAGCGCCATGTTGCCGCCAGATGTCGCTACGTTAGCACCTGTAGTAAACGCATTGCCTAACGTGTTGTTAGCTGCGCTTGCACCACGTAGAGCATCCATAGATTGACCAAACTGTGTGTTACTCTGGTTTAAACTTGCGTTGCGTAGGCTGTTGAAGACATCAGATCTGACGTCAGCCATGCGGTCATCATATGCACGGTTAGCCAGGGCGTCAGCGACACCAGCGCGGCTAGAGTTTACGTTGCCGGATCCTGATGCCATTTTGTTGATGCCAGGGAGTGTCTGCTCGTTCAACTGGCGTGTGCTGTCGCGCATCATGGCTTGAACGATAGGGTTCATGTTGTCCATCGCGTAGTCTGTCGCCTGGGACATCATGTCAGGGCGGTTGACCATACCTGAGTATTGACCGAAAAGACTATTAGCGTTGTTTGCGAAGCCACCAGCCTGGTTCATCAGGTTCTGACCGATGCCCATGTTTGCAGTGCCCATGTCGTACAGAGCAGTGTTTGCTGTGGTCTGCATGTCGTTTGGACCAGCGTAGAAGCTGCCTTGGTAGGGTCCAGTTTCCAACATGTTCTTGTAGGTATCAGTGACACTCTGCATGTTGTCCTTAATGAAAGGCATCGCTGCGTTCATGTACTGGTTGTTCTGCTCGTTCATGCGCTCTTGAGCGGCACGGTCAGCTTTTGCACCTTTGTTGGCAAGTAAGCCGCCAGCGACAGCACCAATGATTTGGCCCCACATAGGCTTCTCCAATCGTTATTTGTTTTTGTTATACCTGGACCCAGGTGGATCCGTTGTAGACAACCAGTCCACTGAAACCATTACCTAGTGGGTTCCAGGGGGACACGGCGTAGCGCACCATGCCCTTCTTTGGTTTGTCTGGGGGATTGTCTGACACCTGAATAGTACCCTCAATCACACTCTTGACCGCATTCTCGATAGCCTGGAGTTCCTGTGCTAGGTAGACAATCAGACTGGCCTCTAGGGAAGGCACAGGGCGCCGTGTGTATGTGTTGAGTGTTACGTCGGTTACTTCATTCGTCGCCATGTCTAACGTCTCCCCGTCGCTATTACATCAAAGTCAAAACCAGAGACGGTGAAGTCCTTGATGTCTGACGTCTCGATCTTGTAGCTGAGGTATCGACCAGCGGATCTGGAGTCGATCTTGTACTCTGTGTCACTGTCGAAGGTATACGTCGTGTCGTATGTGGGGACCTCAGTCGCAATGTCAGCCGCACCCATAGACACATCGAAGTTCTTGTCCTCAGCAACTGTAGAGAACTGGGGGACCATCTTTCTGATGTTCTTGTAGCCTGTTAGAGGCAGCTGGATTTCGTCTAGATCAATTCCCACGCGCTCTAGGCGTATGCCTTTTGTTGCATTGAGATCCAGAGGCTCAGACAGCGCTGAGTTCTCGTCGATGCCATCGAGGCCATAGAGCTTGTGGTCGCTTAGGTTATCCGTAGTGGACTGTTGGCCTAGCATTAGGACGTGACGTGTGAAACCAGCGTCCTGTGCGGCGTAGGTACCACCAGCTGTGTCATAGGTTAGCGTGGTGCTATCATAGGATGCCACTGTGTCGACGTTGGCACTTGTGCCTGAGTAGACGTTAGGGAGATCCAAGAAGGACCAGGTGTTGTTTCTGTAGTTGTAGACAGCTGCTCGGTTACACCCGTCGCCATCTGTGAACTCTACCATGTCGTCGCTGCTCTTGTAGCAGAAGTAGATCTCTTCACGTGCCTGGTCGAACTGTACGAAACACCTGTCGAACTTACTGGTGTCGATACTGGAGAAGACAAAGTCTTTGATACGACCGTCAACGATGGACTGGCGGGTGACACCATCGGTCACATAGATGTCCTTTTGGTCAAACACGTAGTGCTTACCCTCGACTTCCACGATGCAGTTCTGATTGACAACACCAGCGTCACTGAAGAGCTTACGGAAGTTGAATATGAAGGTGCCACCAACGAACTCCATAAGCCAAACCTGGTCACTAGAGTAGATCAGGAAGTTAGAACCGAGGGTCTGACCATCAATGATTGGTGTGTTCATCTGTGCTAGGTCGTTGAACCCAGCGCTCTTGGTGACATCTGTCTCGTCCCAGGTGCTGGGGGCGTTGTTAGCTAGAGCAATATCTGAGAACCTAACGCGGGTTGGGAACGCGGATCCACCCTCGTCGGTATTCATGGCAATCAAGAAGTCACCAAAGGATCTGAGGGATTTACAGGTGTAACCCGAGGGCCAGTTAACTAGGGTGCTAAAGTTACTTTGGCTGGGGGTACGATAGATAGGCGCCAGGTCCTCGCGGTTTAGGTACTGGACGTTCGCTAGGGACGTCGCGGTGACCTGTGCGGGGCTTGTGGCTGCACCTGAGGTGTAGTTTAGGGTCTGGTTGCCATTGACATATTCTAGGACGTTAAAGTCATCACTGACGATAACCACGGTGTCGTAGCCTGTCGCATTGTAGAGACCATAGGTGAACACAGGGGTAAAACCACCTGTCAGCGTCGTGATCTCTCGGAAGCCCGGGGATCTACGGACGTTGCCCTGGTCAAACCTGACGTTCTTAGCGCGGGTGTATGCGTTGAGCGGTAGGTTGAAGGGGTCGACATCAGTGATTACGCCTACGGAACCTAGGTCGCGGATCGGTAGGTTTGGCATGGACTGGTGTCCTTATATACTTATAGACAGGCTGGGGGTGTAGGCCAGGTCACACTGTGTGGGAACCCTTGTTGCTGTGGTACATCAAGCAAGGCTGTGCGGTAGGTAGAGACCTCGGCTTGCTCTTGTTCGCTTAGGTCGGCCCAGCGCAGTGGGTTGCTGACAACAGGGTCAACGTCGGACACTAGTAGTTGGTCTCTCACGTGGCGTACCTGAAGTGCTGTAGCTGCATCTAGTTCCTCTTGGGTGGGTGGGACGTAGGCACTAAAGTCTGAGCCTATGAGAGACAACAGTTCTGTGTTGTCGTTAGTCATATCTGTGTCTGTAGGGTCTAAAGTGTAAGGGATCCAACCGTAGGACGGGTGGTTAATCTCAACGTCAAACCGTGTGTTCTCAAGGTTCATAGAACGCGCATTGCGATACTGTGTGATTTCTATACTCATCTAATGTCTCCTATGACACACGGACAAAAAGCGAAGAACGGTTGATGTAATGTGCCATTAGACGCCATGTGCCTACATTCGGGCTGGTGCCTACATTGTTACTTCCTGATCCATCAGAATACGTCAGTTGGCTACCACTCACAGTACCCCCAGGAATTGGACTTGGGACGGAACTAGAAAGAGCAAAAGTGTAGGTACCTACAGCGGCTGCTGATGTAGACTGTGCGGGTGGTATAGCCGCCGCAGTAACGTAGCCAGCACCGTTGCCAATCTGGGAGTTGTCTGTGATTGACTGAGGGAATCCTGAGATGCTGATGCTGCTTAGGCCATCTCTTGTTAGCGTCAGGGTAGTACCGCTAAATGAGCCACCGTTCACATAGTTGTTCGTGTCGGTGGTGCCAGCGGGTAACGCTACGAAACTGAAGTTGCCAGAGCCGTCGGTAGACAACACCTGACCATTGGAGCCATCAGAGATGCCTAGGTCCGTGAGGGCGCTAGGGATGGCTGTGGTGTTGTTTAAGTTGGCAACTGAGGCAGTCACTGGTCCATCTAGGTTCGGGAAGGTGGCCTTGATGGCACTCTTGATTAGACGGATGTGGTCGTCAGCCTGGCCTAGGCCATCGGTAGACGCAGGGTTCGCTGCGTTCAGACTGTTGATATAGGTTCCTGACTCTAGGGCCATAACTGAGGGTTCCTTTTGTGGGGCGGGGGGAGCTTATGTTGAGCTAAGGTCGGACCTTGGTGGAGAACTTGGGTCTCTCTTTCGAAAGGTCTGACAACAACAACAACAAGCACAACCTTTAACTGTCTTTTGAAATCGATTGATTGACTGAGGCACCGGGGGGTCCAAAGTCTGACTATGGTACCAGAATCCTGAGAGGATCTGAGGTCGACTAAGGTCAACCCATTGATTTCATTGGATATCATTGGTCATCGGATACACTATCCGTTGACGTTTGATGGCTGAGGTTCAAGACATTAGGCGACATTAAGCGATCCTTGTCTGGATGGACCTTGTTTCTTTTAAGTACAAATCGGGACCTATAGTCACACTGGTAGTTAGACCTGAGTTATAGACCTGAGTTATAGACCTAAGTCCAACCACTGCATCCTGATCACTAGTACCACTAGAGATGACAACCAGACACATAGGATAGCTGATGTCATCTCAGGTTCTCACTGTCGCTGGCGTTAGCCATGCTGTAGTAGTCATACGTTTACAGATCCTGGAGTGCTGATGTACCACTTGAGTGATCATGAGTGTCCTGAGCTTCTGTCTTTGACACTGGTTCTTCGGTCAGCTGTGGTGGACTATAGCTGATGTCATGAATTGACATACTCCATGCCCAATCACTTCCAGCCTGACCCAAGCCAGACATCAGTCTCTGTGTCACTGTAAGCATGTCTCATGTTCTCTTTCTCTTAGGGTACATCACAGGTACCGATCCTGTGTGTCTTTGGGGCTGGGAGTAGGCCACTATTCGACACTCTGGTTCGGTTACCTGTGATGTTAAGGACTGACAGGACGTCGGGAGTTACGCTATCAGTCTATAGTTCTAAGGATGTCAGCACAGGTCCCTTCCTTCGTATGGGGGTCCCTTAGTACTGACGTAAGGTAAACCTGTGTATCCTATGTATATATGGGAGGACACTTTATGTGGTCTAAAGAGTGAACTTACAGTGCCCAAATAGTGAACATGATGTATAAGCTATTGCCATGGACACATGACCTACCATATGGACACTGTAGTTACTTCGCGAAGTGACTAAAGAAGCCAGGAGTGCTGACCATACTTACACAATTGGTCACCCCTGGCTTCGTCTTTAGTACAACACTAAGTATCATAGTGATACCTTGAGTCAACAGGTGTCACTCACACTGTTTCTTGCCTGTCAGTGGGTCGTAGTAGCAAGCACCACCGACCTCAGATGCATCATCCTCAGTCACTACCTGTGATGTCTCAGGTGTTTCCTCGGTGGCTACGTCCTCTGATGATGCAGCGTTCAGGATACCATAGCGTTTACCTGATGCACGGAACGTCGTGCACCCTGATGCACCACCGTCGTATGCATCCATGTAGACCTTCTTGAAGTCTTCCCAACTGACATCATCCCCTACGTTACACGTCTTACTACACGCAGAGTCGACATACTGTGATGCCACGTTGAGTACCTTCACATGGTCAAACACTGACAGTTCGTTAGCTGTCATGCCCTCGATGCCCCACTCGCGGAACGCATAGTCTTCCACACGCTCTTCACGTGGACCATCGAAGGTCTGGATCGTGCGATCATAGAAGTGACTGAAGACAGGCTCGATGCCAGAGCTTACGTTGTCAGCTGATAGACTGATGGTGCCTGTCGGTGCGACTGACAGTAGGTGACTATTGCGGATCCCATGTTCCTTGATGCTGTCACGGATATCCTCTGGTAGTGACCGTGCGAACGCGCTGTCTAACATCAGTGGATCATACAGTGGGAACGGTCCTTTCTCTATAGCCAGGTCAATGGATGCACGATAGGCGCCATCACGGATGATCTGCATGATAGTCTTGAACACATGTAGGAAACCTGGGGATCCATAGTCATGACCTAAGCCCTCAATGGCATTGGCGACACCAGTGACACCCAAGCCCATACGGCGCTTGCTCTGTGCTTCTAGTTGCTGCGCTGGGAGTGGGTACACAGCGCGGTCAACCACGTTGTCCATAGCCCTCACAACGTGCCTGATGTCGTCCTGTAGTTGGACATAGTCGAAGGACATGGGTTCACCACTGTGGATCCCATTGCCTCTGACGTACTTGACCAGGTTGAATGATCCTAGAAGACATGCGCCATTTGGTGGTAGCGGCTGCTCACCACATGGGTTAGTGGCTGCGATTGTCTCGCAGTACCACAGGTTGTTCTTCTTGTTGATACGGTCAATGAACAGAATGCCTGGCTCTGCCCAGTCCCATGTTGATCGCATGATCTGATCCCAGAGTGCCTGAGCACTGACAGTCTTGTACACTCGACCCTCAAAGACCAGGTCAAAGTCGCCACCAGTCTTCACAGCTTCCATGAACTTGTCAGTGACACCGACACTGATGTTAAACCCTGTCAGTGTGGTGCTGTTGTTCTTAGCTGTGACAAACTCTTCGATGTCTGGGTGGTCAACACGTAGGACACCCATCTGTGCGCCACGACGGTGACCAGCGGATGCAATGGTCTGACATACAGCATCGAAGATACCCATGAACGACAGAGGTCCTGATGACTTACTATCGAGAGACTTAATGAGATCGCCACGTGGGCGCAGGGTGCTGAAGTCGTAACCAATGCCACCACCTAGCTGCATGGTCTTTGCTGCTTGCTTGGCTGCATCCATAATGCCTTCCATGCTGTCTTCAACCGTCATAGACACAAAGCAGTTATAAGGTGTCACACGACGTGGGGATCCCATAGCTGACTGTACGCGACCAGCTGGTAAGAAACGCTGGTCGTAGAGGATGTCTTTGAACGCACGGTAGTGTGGCTCACTGTCCTTCAGAGCGTGTGCAACACGTGCCATAGCTTGCTTGAAGTCCTCTCCCTCTGCACGGTACTTCATGCGGTGAATCTCTTCAGAAATAGGTAGTGATGGGCCGAAGTGGCCCTTGTGGTTACTAAATGTCATTTGGTTGTTTTCCTTCGAGAAGGTTGATGCGCATCTCGCAGTAGCGCATGGCCTTCTTTAGATCAGTGATTTCAGATTGTACTTTGTCTTGTCCATCATACAGCTTGGACCCAGCGCGACTGACATACTTGATGACATTGCCACGCCAGAACTCCATGCCGTTTTGCATGATGAACACAATTGGCTCGATAGGCCACTTAGCATAGTGGCTTGGTCGTCTTATTATCTCTTCCCTTGCCCCTTGTTCCAAGCTGGTTTCCCCTTTGGTCTGCCGCCTAACTTGGCGTTTTGTGCGTTCTTGTTGATAGCGTCCCAGGTTTCACGGTTGAGACCCTGGAGTAGGATCCTGTTCTCTCGTTCACAGACCTCATGATATCTCTTGAAGTCTTCTAGGATTGTGTCTTCGTTCATAGCCATTAGCTTGGCTCCCATAGTTTGATTGCGCCCTGTTCCACGTCCCAGTCTTCGAACCGTAAGATCCGAGCGAGACGTGCCTGTGTCAGCGCGTAGTCTGCGTTTAGTTTCTGCTTTTGATATGCCTGGACAACAGTGTTCCAGGTAGGTGATCGACCTAATAGCTTCTCAGCTGTCTTAGCTCCGACTGACGGACAACCGGAGTAGCCATCGGTCACGTCACCCGTGAGTGTCTGAGTGTAGAACCATAGATCCGCATCAGACTGCTTGATGTTGTGGAACTCACCAGACATAGGTCTGTAGAGCTTCCCAGGTATCGACTTCATGTCCTTATCGTCAGACACCATGATCGTGTTGTGACCTGGTGCGGTACTCAGGATACCCAAGATGTCGTCAGCTTCTAAGAGCGGCTCACGATACCACCTGTAGGTCTCCTGGATCCACTTGATGAAGGCAGAGTAGCCCACAGGCTTCCTGACCTTCTTTCGACCACCTTTGTACATCGGGTCGATTGTTTTCCTAAAGTTATCCTTATCGGACAGACAGATTACGAATGATCCTGTCTCCAGGTTGTCGCAAGTGCTGTCTATAAAGTCTCGGAAGATCTCTTTGGCTTGCTTTAGGTCCGAGGACAGTGACCATATGTCGTCACCCCAGTCGATCTCCTCTTCGGCAGCTGCACACGCTCGATATGCGTACAGGTCA